ACTACCATTAGTAGATAAGAACTGACCACTTGTACCAGTATTATTAGGTAGTGTTAGCGTATAACTAGCTGCTGCACTATGTGGTGGTCCTTTAATCTTAATACCGTGTGAGTTGTTCTCACAGTTAAGAGTAATTTGACCCGAACCATTTGTACTGTCACCAGTAACGACTGGTAGATTTTTAGTTAGATAACGAGTTTCTGAATCATTAGCAAAGTAGCTCATAAACACCCAAGAGGATGCAGAGCTGTCATATCTAATTCGTACAGTCAACCCACTAGCACCTACAAACCCTGAAGGTAAACCTGATAAGGGACTAAATGATTGAATACCTGTACTATTACCAATCTCAACATAATCGTTGTTAGAAGGGCTGCCAGGAATAGCTGCAACGTTAGCAATCAATGTAAACAGCACAGCCTGAGACACAGCAGCACTAGCTGCGTTAGCCGTGTTCAACGCTGTCGTGGCATTTGTAGAGGCAGTGTTGGCTGTGGATACGGCAGAAGTAGCTGATGTATTAGCTGTATTGGCTGTAGTGACAGCACCATTAGCAGTTGTTGTAGCAGTATTAGCTGTAGCTGTAGCAGTGTTAGCTGCAGTTGTAGCAGCATTTGCTGTACTAATTGCTGTAGCAGCATCTGTAGCTGCTGAGTTAGCAGTCGTAACTGCATTAGTTGCATTAGTAGATGCAGTGTTTGCTGTATTAACTGCAGATGTAGCGTTCGTACTTGCAGTGTTAGCCGTGTTAACAGCAGCCGTTGCATTAGTAGATGCTGTATTAGCAGTTGTTACAGCAGCACTGGCATTGGTGTCAGCAGTGTTAGCCGTAGTAGTAGCTGCGTTTGCTGTAGTAATTGCAGTGCTTGAGTTAGTCAGTGCTGTATCAGCTGTTGTCTTTGCAGTGTTAGCTGTTGTATTAGCTGTATCAACTTCAAAGTCAGCTTCTTGTACAGCAAAATGTGATTGGGTGAAGTTATTATTTAGATCTTCAGCTTTAATGGCGGAGCCTGGGAAGAACGTTGCATTCAACGTATTAATATCGGTATCTCGAAAGATACGGATAGCTACACCATTTGCTGGTGCTGTTGTGAATGCCAACGTTGTAGCGTTAGCAAATGTAAATGCAGTTGTTGCAGCTGAGTTAAGTGTTACCTTGACATCAGCTTGCTTGATGTATTCAAATGTAAATGAATAGTTCGTTGTAGAACCATTTCCTGTGTATGTAGTTTGTGTAGTTGCCATTGCTCATTAGCGAGAGAAATTTTGCTCCATGTAATCGAGGAATCTTTCTGCAGCATCCTGATCACCCCTTTTTAAATATTGATCAACAGTATCTCTGACCATTTGTTTCCTACGGATCTCAGTCACATGTGGTGAAGCAGCTACTGCTGCATCTCTTGCATACTTAAGTTCCTTATCAAGCATTGCGTGGATGCCACCATATGTATCTAAATCAGGTTCCATGCCTTTATCAATAGCCCGTTTATAGTCTTTCCTAAATGCTTTCGATGCCTGCATAGACATTACTCTTTGAATGCCTTTTTTAAACAATTCATCACGACCCATAATATCGGTAATGCTTGATATTTGTTCTGGCGTTAGTTTTGTACCTTTTCCGTTAGTTCGTAGGTTAGGTCTGCCGTCATATTCAATGTCAATAAGAAATTGCTTTTCAGGACTAATTTTCCCATTTACTTTCCAAGGTGCATAAGTATTCCAGATTCTTGCCATAATATTATCTGGCACGCCTACCTTTCCACCATCAACATAATCATGAACGTCTGGCAAACCTTTCTTCACCAGTGGTAAACGATTTTGAATCATTTGAGTTAGCTCTTGATCTACTTGTTTAAGGTTAGGATCCATCAAACGTGAGATCTCAGCTAACTGGCTAGACCCAGGAATTGTTGCTGCTGTAAGAAAACTAGATGCCCATTTACTAATAGCACCACCATTCATACTTAGTACGTCAAACAATCCTTCTAGACCTGCTACATGACTCTTTTTAGTAATAGATGCACCAAGAATAAAGCCCATTTTCTGAGCTTGTGTCATCATGTCATTAGGAGCCAGCGTGTCAAAGTTATCAAACACATCAACAGTCAGAGCTATCCAGTTAGACATTGGTCCTAGGTTGTCGTAACTGACCCAACCAACACCTGGAATATTAATTGTCCTTGGTTTCCAACCCATATCACGTCTGAGAGCTTGTTTTTGACGGTCGTACAGTCCGTTCCCACGTATTCGGTCATTCATAACCAATGCGACAGTACCTGTTACAGCAAGGCTTCCCATTGCTTTCCTACCCAGTACGTCAGCACGTAGTTCGTTGAACTTTGCCTTTGCTGTGTATTCATTAACTTCGATACCCCTTTTAGCAAAGATCTCTTTTACTTTGTCAATTGGTGTATTTTCAAATTCCTCCGCGAATTCAGCAGCTTGTTTATGAAATGCATGTAATGGATTCATCGGAGAATAAGTCGATGACAATACCAAGTCATTTACTGGTGTTTTTGTAAACAGCATGAATGGTTTAAGACCTGGCATGTGTGTTATCAGATTAGATAATGCTCGGTTGGCATCATTGTCCAAGTTCATTGCAATCTCACCAGCTGCATGTTTTACAGCTTTGTCAGTGATAATCCCATCTTCATTAAACATATCTGCATAAACTTTTTTATACAGTGCTTCTGATTGCTCTCGATTGAATTCTACAGCACCACCTTTTGTAATCTCATCGTATGCCCTACCTTTTGCTTCAGCAACAGCAACAGCAGCTTGAACAAATCCATCCTCTGCCTGCATCGCTCTAGTACCAAACCTCAGCCAGGGATGTTTGCCCAGTGCAACTTGATCGTTTACAAACTGTGCCATTACCTGAGGACCGTACTCTCCTCTCTCAGCAGACGCATCTGCAAATGCATTGATTAAATCTACTTGTGCTTCATTTTTAAGTCCAATGTTATCTCTTGCTTCAATGACATATGGATCTAATGCTGATCTTTTATAGATCTGGTTCATGTATTGGAATGAACTTTGCATTGTTTCCATCATTGAGTTGTATTGATACCATCCACGTCTTACAGTTTTAAGATCACCGCGAAGCAGTGCTCCGCCCATTGTTCTTAAAGGCTTCTCTGCTAATAGATATGCACCAGATGCACCAGCTTTGAGTGGTGTAGCAAAGGCACCCAAAGTACCGTTATAAACATTAGCCCAAAAACCCCTCATTACTACAGAAGGAATGTTTGGATTTAAATCAATTAGTGCTTTAGAGAATACACCTGTTGAGTTCTTTACATATTGATTTAGCTTATGGATTGTATTGACATTACCGTCAGTCATTTCATATGCCATCATCAATGGTGCAAGCATCTCTGGACGTTCTTCTTTAATTACACGCAAGTTATCCACAACTTCTTTTGATTCTTGCTTGATGCGTTCCATCGTTGCAAGTGTTGTGTTCTTTTCGTTTTTAACTAAATTATGAAGCCGTTTAGACTCTGCCATTTTCATGGCATCAGTTCCACTTTTTGTCATCCGATTCCACAAGTTCAGCATGTTCAGTGCTCTACCTCGTGAATATGAAGTCATACCTTTCTGTGCCATTAAGAATTCGACACGATCTAAGATCTGTTCTTGTGCTCTAGCAATAGCTGGTGTGCCTTCAGTCAGCCTCATACCTTGTGCAGTATCGGATATCTGACCAGCAAATGATGTACCTACATAAGCTTGTGCCTTCATGTAATCCATATTCATGAAGTCATCCATATACTTTTTAATGGCTTTAAATGTGCCAGCATATGCTTCTGAATTAAGAACCTTGACACCTGTATCTACATCAGTACCTTGGAACTGAGCCAGTGTTCGCTTCAGTTCAGGTACATCCATTTCATAAAAGATACCAGCTAGCTTTTCGCCTGATTCCATCACCTCGTTATGAGTAATGTAGCGTCCAGATGCACTTGTATATCCATATACATCAGCGTCTTTTAGACCTTCAGCAAGGCCTTTAATAATTGTTTCTTGATTACCAGTTGCTTCTAACCCAAACTTGAGAGCACCTTCTGACATGACACTTCCGACACGTCCGTAGACTGTATCGATGTTCTTATCAATCCGTACATAATCTACTGATGCTCCAACAATACCTAGATCATCTACTGACCTGATGCCTTGTTCTTGATAACCATATAAGTCGTGATAACCGAATACAGGTTCATCAGGATTAACTGATTTCTCAAAGTTGTAGCCACCAACTTCATCTAGTTCAACAGCACGTCTACCGGCAGACTCTTCAATTATCTCTTCAGGTGTGCCTTCCTTTGTAATGTTTTTATTAAACCAATTCTTTGCCTTTTCAGTTTCTGGTACCCACTGTGTCTCCCGTGAAATACCACGCAATCCTTTAGCTAGTTTGTTTAGACCTAGTAAGACATCAACACCAGCACCTAGAGCAACGCCTTCAGTGACATTCTTTGCTCGTTTAACATCTTGACTGTCAGTATCCAATGTAGCAATGTTATCTGGGATCCAACCCATCCAACGTGGCCACGACTTTTTCAGACTTCCAGCAAGGTTGTCGTCTTTTTGATTTATCTCTACTGTGTAATCCACAGCAGCACCAACACCCATTGAAAAACCAGTAGTACCAATTTTTTTTACAAGTGGATCTGCCAGGAACTTTACATTTTTAGCTTTACTAGCTAAGCCAGCAGTCCCAAGTCCACTCAACAATACTGTTGGAAGAACAATGGATGAGATCTCCCTAATTGACTGTGCTACTTCATTCTCGAATTCAGGAATCTTAGGCACTTCCTGCTGTGTAACTAGATTAAATGCATCTACTGCAAAGTCTGCAATAGCAGCACCAGGAGCTGTCGTTAGCTCACTTGTTGCTTTATCTAGGAAGCCATACTTTTCAGGCTCTGTAGGCTGTTCTGTAAGCTCTTGCTCTTCTGGAACCTGTGCCGTAGCAGCAGGCATCGGTTGTTGCGTTGCAGCATTGTCTAACTGTTGCAAGTTACTTTCAGCCTCAGCTTGGCGTTGCTGAAGCTGAAGCTGTTCTTCTTCAGTTAGTTGAAACGTATCTCCCTGCAACAGTTCTTCTTCATTCATTTAATTGAACTAGTTTTGGTTGTAAAATTCTTTGTATTTACCGTTTGTGTAGACACTCCATGGTGTGAATCCACCTACTTCATCAAACACTTCTTTGGCAATTATCATTGCCTTACGAGGATCACGTAGGTCGTCTTCTGTAAAACCTCTCCGTTCAAGCTTATCCATATGCGCTTGTACGTTTATTTGTGGTCCTCCAATTGAGTATTCACGTTCTTTATTTGGATCTAATCCAGATTGAACCGTGTCATCAGTAGCATTACCTCCGGACTCGCCCATGATAATTGCTGCCATGATTTTTGCTTCTTCAGGAGCAAACCCAACTTCTAACCCCAATGATTCCCATTGATTTTGTGGTAACACCAAAGGTTGGCGTGTTGTTGCAAATGCACTCCTAATAGGTGGCGGTCCACCGGACACCATGTAGTTAGCTCTTTCTGAAATCTTAGAATCAGTCGTATAAAACCTATGTGTAATAGGATCTAAACTTTCCTTGATACGTTCTTTAATATCGTTGCCAGGTACTACTGGTTCTAACTCAAATTGTTCTGCAAGTTTATTATGCATTTCCAAATCTGTAAGATTAAGACTTGGCACTGAACGGTTAATAAGTGAGGCGATAGGACTTGCTATGCCTTGTGTTGTTGCTGTATTGTTGTGATAATCGATAAAGTTTTCCTGGTCTAATACTTCTGATAATTTTTTAAAACTTGCCCCTTGCGGATTATCCAATACTGAATCCATTTTTTGTCTGAACTCAATACCTTCTCTGAGTTCTTCTGACAAGCTACTGACTTGGTTTTCCCACTCCGTAAACTCCATTGTTTTGGGGTTTATATTCTGTGCGTTATTTACAAAGTCCAGAGCTTTCTGTTGTACACCTGCCTTTGTTCTTTCAGCAGTTACTGCATAGTCTTCGACAATGCCTGCGTCAGCTAGCCGTGCTTGCTCTCGCAAGGTATCCTTTCTCCACATGCTTACATACTTGTTTTGCATATATGTAGAGCTAGGTCCTTTGTTAGTACCTCGTGCTACCAGTGCACCGTTGTGTAGGAATACACCTTTGATGTCATTGACATGCCGTTTTGACTCTGAGTTTGTACGGATATTTTGTTCATGCATTGCACGAGACATCCAAGTACCTACATCCTTCTCACTTAAGCCATAGCTCTTAAGCTTTGCGACGGTAAGGTTTCCGTCGTTGTAATCTTTTTGGATCAGCTCTAAGGACTTTTCCCTGACTTGTGCAGGAATGCTTAGTTTCCTAAGTCTTTCTAATGCATCTAGTTTTGAGATGTCATGACCACTTTTAATTGCAGCTTGCTCTAACTGTGCAAACTCATCAGCAGTAATGTAACCATCGCCATCTGCAGCAAACTGATTACCTAGTATTAGCAAGTTATTATTAGTAGTTGCTATGTCATTGCTTGCCTGAGCATTAGATGTATTTCTAATATTTCTTCTTGTTGTATTGATTAAACTATTGATCTCGCCAAGTGCTGGATCAGTAGCACTATACGCTTCTCTAAATGTTTTCTTACCTCCAGCATAGTTTACTAATTGGCTATCTAAAATAGCTGCTGCTTCGTCTGGATGAAGGTCTCCACTTTTCAATCTGTTCTTAATTACTTCGTAAACCCTTGGCCTTGCTGTAGGATCTTTAGACAATAATGTCATTATTGAACCATCATCAATAGCCTTGCTGATTACATTTAGGTTTGCATTCGTAATCCTAGTTACATTGTCTTTATGTTTCTCTTCGTCTAACTTGTCTTTTAATTGATCTAGCTTGCTACGGACTTGTTTATTTACTGATTGCTCTAGGAACTCTCCTTTAAAGTAATTACCTTTTGCATCAGTAATTTCTCCTAGAAACTCCTCTGTTTTTGCATCTAACCTGCTCTTCTTTTCTTCTACACTGTCGTTCGGCTCAAATGTCAGTATTTCTTTTTGTAGTTTAGCATCAAGCTTTTTAAGCTCTGATCCTGCGAAGTTGACATTGTTGATGTAGGCATGAGAGCCTGAGTCGTTAATAAATAATTTAACAATAGCATCAATTTTTTCTGGAGAATATTTATCTTCCTCCATCATTTTGATGGCCAGATTTGTTTTCAGGAATTCTGCTGTTGTTAAATTCTTATCAAGATTTTTTACTGCTAGCTTGTCGTCTAGTGTTAGACCATATTTTAAAATAGTTGCATTTTTAGCAGATCTATTTTTATCTTTTTGATCTTGTATTGTTGTACCGACAAAATTAGCTGCACCTTTAGCAAATGGCATCAGCTTCTGGTGAAAGTCGGTTACTTCTTTTAAACGGGCCTGTTCATTCTGAATTTGAATTTGATAATTCATACTTTCAGATTCTTGATACAGTTTCCTGTTTTCCATATCAAGATCGAAAGCAAGCTCACGACTTTCCTGCTCAGTTTTTTGGTTAAACATCTGAGCTCGTAAGCCTAATTCATTATTTCTATCGAGTTGATCCTGAGCAGCTTTAAGACCAGCATCTTCATAAGCTGCTTTTTCACGTATACGTTGTACTTTAGTTTTACTAGCTTTAATTTGCCCGGCACCAAAGCTGCCAGGCTGAGCCATGATTCTGTATTTACTCATTATCCTCCATAAGCCATAACTGCATCGCCTAAGTTAAATCCACCGCCACCGGCGTATCCACCTGCTACTGCCTTTCCAATATCAACTACATCCATTGCTAGTGCTAATCCTAAGTTCTCTTGTGGTGCTGATAGCTTGACAGGTTTGGGTGGTTTTCTCCACGCTGGTATCTCTGCATACTCTGGTTTAGGTGCAATCTCTGGTTCCGGTAGAGCAGGTAATTCTGATGGTTCAGATAGAATTGAATTCATTGCATTAAGATCTTCTTGGAATCTATCTTGTTTAAATTTAATCCGCATTGCTGCATCATTTGCTTCTACATTATCTCTTGTTGCTTCAAGCATTACTCTATCTAATACAAGCTGATCAACTAACTTTGTCATACTCATATTTTCACCTTCTTCAGCCAACATAAATGTATTAGCTATAGCTGCTTGTCTTGCACCTGACTCTGCAATTTGTGCTTGTATAGCCTTACTAGCTGACCGTCCTGATCCACCTGAAGCTCGTTGTTTGCCTGCCGCCTTCATTCCTTCAAGGATGGCTCCTTGTGTATCTAGCTGTGCTGTTGAAGCTAGCTTCTTTTTGTTCAGTGAAATACCAGCACCAGCTGCTAGAAAATTTTGCTCAGTTCCTTGCTCATCAAATCGAATACCAACAAGTTGCTCTCTGTATGAGCGTTGTTGCTGCATCAGAGAGTTATTGTAAGCCATCTCATTGAAGCTTATCTGTTGTTGAGCATCTTCTATTGATGCCCCATAGGCTTCAAGTTCAGTAGTTTCTTTGCGAATTCGCATTTTTTCACCAAACTCCCATTGGGACATTTGGTTTCTAAATTGAAATTGGCGATTGCTCTCATTATTTATTTTGAGAGCATCCAGCTGATCTACCTTGAATTTGTAGTTATCTTTGCCTACTGCCTTGTTATATTTATAAGCCTGTTTATTGGCTTGATTTTGTGCTCGTGTTTGTTTTCGTGCTTGTGCATTTCTGCTCCTTGCACCGAAGAAATTAAACATCCTCAGACTCTCCTATAAAAACGTGGTGTGTAATTTCCTTCCCACATCATTGCATTTACAGCAACAGGAAACGGTGTGTTATTAAACATCCTCAATTTAAAATTTTCTGTACGTTGATGGATTGGTACTGTAAATATGGTTTCATTGTCTAGCGGTACGTCATTAGCTAGATATGTATTTGCTTCAATTACTGGTGCCGTCGTAAACCACTCCTTAACTGCAAAAGTAATTACTGAATTTACTGCTGGAGCACTGTTAAAAACAATCGTTGTATCGTTAGTAAAGCTAAAGGCTGTTGTATCTATACCATTAACTGAAACCTTTACATCACTTCGATCTTCAAATTTAAGATCTTGTTTGTTGTAGGTAAATGTTGTAGTTGTACCATCTCCAGTAAATGTTACTCGATATGGTTCCCTTCCTTTTTGATTTACTTTAAAATTCATTGCACCAGATAATCCAACAGAAAATTTCATGCGAGCAATTGTCAAATTTGCCGTAAAATCTGTTGTGTTTTTTTCCGGCCTAAAATATGTAGTAGGCAGATGAACATCAAAATTATATTTAAATCCAACAATAACATCATTTGCTAGGCTTGTAAGATCTTTTTCAGGTACGATTAAATATGGTCCAGTACTATCGCTTGCTCGTTCAGGTGTAATCGTAAATCCTGATTCAACAAATGTACCTGTACTCGTATTGCCTTTAATAATTAGAACCGGAGTCAGCTCATTGACATCGTTATACGGTAAGTAGCATTTTGATAAGTTATTAGCAGAATCAAATACCACACTTGCTGCAGTAGCATATAGATCCATTGAAGGATTAACCTTCTGTCCTTTATTATTGACAATAATAGCTTGCTCAGGACTTTGACTTAATGCAGCCTTGCTAAGTACAAATTGATTGCCTTGCTTAGTTACAGCATACATATCATCTGAGTCAATTGTAATAAATTGGGTTGTACCTGGCATTTGCCATTCAACCCATGCCTGCATTAAATTTTCCTTGCCGTCGTTATAGTACCTAAAAATATATAATTGATTTGAATTTTGTTCACCCATTGCAATCATTGAATTCTGTGGACTTGAAATCAATTGATCAATATTTGGTGAGATCCATTCCTTGACTACACGTGATAGATCTAGTACTTGTGGGTTCTCTTGTTGACCCCGAGTCACCATGCTGAAGCATCGTGTATAGCCTGGTGTTTTACTAATGAAATTAATCTGTGTTCCTACATCAACTGGATCAACTTTATTGTCCATCTCAAAGTTTGAAATGGTTCTTATAGTTGCTAATTGAGGTGTTAGGACACCGCTATCAGAAAATAAAATAAACTGTTGCTTTTCTGAGAACAGAACAACACCTTGTGCTGTTGGTAGTACAGCATGTAGTGCTGTTGGCTTTACTGAAGAACAGCTTAAATCTATAGGATCTGAGTCCAATACTGTTTGTGCACTTTTAAAATAAAAGTCAAAAAATTCACCTGATTGGCTCATCGATACATTATCTTTCGATAAAAAACCTAATCTATTGTTATGAAAAAACCCTGCAGTTATGGTGTTATCTAAAAAGCTTGGTTGACTATTGGTATCATCATCACCAGTTTTTCTGGCTGCATATGTTATTGTTTTGAATGTGAATGTATTAGTACCAGTATTGATTAATTCGTGTGGCAGGGTTTGATTGTTTAAACCAGGGGATACATTTGGTGCAATTGTTTCTTCCCAAAAACCTCTTCCACTGATACCATTGTCTGCCTTAAAAGCAGCATAATAATCATCTAATACACCAGTTGTATTAGCAATTTTTACAACATGTCCATGGAATGATTCTTCAGGTATTTTTGTTATAGACGATACCTCGTCTTGAAATGCTTCTAGAAAATTATTTCCGAAACCACCTCTGGCCTCAATTGTAAATGCTGTTGCTACACCATTTACTACTCTTGTAATGTCAAGACTTACCTTGCCGTTTTGAGTAACAGTCCATGTACCAGTAAAGTTGTTATTGTTTGCACCTTGTTGCGCCGTAATTAAACTGTTAATTGCATCTTTTAAATTGTGTCCAGACTTATCGGCTAGTATATCGTCAAATGTGTAGTCTGTTGTGTGCGACGTAATCGTTGTTTCTATGCCTTGAATATTGACTACGTAATCAACCTCAGGCACTGCACCTGAAATTACGATTGTTCCTCTTGATTTTGGTATAAAGGATGGTGCTGCTTGCGCTGTAACTGTAACTGAATTGTTGATTACAATAGTTGTATCTTGTACTGTAATTAACTTATAGTTATCTTTCGTTCCGTTTAAATAAGCTTGTGCACCCGTACCGTATGTAATAGTACAGGCAGCACCAGTTAATGCGTTCCAAACAAATACACCATTTCCTTTGATGCATCCAATATATTCCTCGTCATCATCTCTATTGATATAAAACCATTTTGCATTATCGTATGTTGTTCCTGTACCTAAATTTACTATGTGCTTAAAGCCAGGTCTTTTTGTTAGTCCGTAGGTGGCATCAGGAAAGCCGTTGTAGCACTCACGGACCTGACCGGGGAGCATTTTGTCATCTGATTGTTTTGAGACTCCACCAAGAAAGTTAGAGATCCGTTGAGTTACTGCTGCCATTTATCGATAAAGTGCGTTGTATGGTTTGTAGCCGTTGTAGGTATTCGTATTTCCAGGATGACCAAAGTATGTGTAGTCTCCTTGATTACATTCATACTCCATAGCCATAGCTCTGGTAAATGCTTCCTTCTGTTGAAGCATTTGGTATTGAGTGCTATCGCCAACAATTCTGCTGCTCACTGTAGATGCAGCTCTGCTGACAATAAAATCAGCTACTGGTGTTGGGATATCTACCCAGTCAAATAGCCATGTGATATCACACTCGATTTGCTTTGTAAATGTAAAGGTGTGGTGTGCTTTGTCATATAGTTTGCCACTCCGTCTAATAACATCTAATTCTACATTCGATGCATTCTGAGATGGATCAATTTGTAGAATATTATTAGGAATAACAATTTCATTGTTAGTGTCAGGAGTCATTGGATAGTGACTCTCTTTATTAAAGGTCCATCCCTCAGCCTGTACTTCCCGTGAGACTTCTAACAAAGTCTGGTAAGCAATCGCAACGTCCGGGTTGGTTTGATCAAGGGTAGTCACAGGCGCTTGACCACATGACTGCAGGATTGTATTTACAGCAGGTAGCTCTTGCTGAGCATTAGTGGTAGGAAAAGCCATATAAGTAAAAAAAAGGGACCCCGAAGGATCCCCGTAGTGTGTATAAAAATCAGAATGTAGAAGGAGCTGAAGCACCGACATACAGCTCGACAGCTGCAGCAGGGTTCAGGTAGTCAGCACCCATAGCCAAGCGGCCAAGGATAACGTCGCCCTGATAAATCACGGAGACATCACCACTGGTGACTTGTACTTGAGGACCGATTGCTTCTACGCAACCAGCAGCTTCACGCTGGAAGATAAGACCAGCAGACACTGCACCGAATTCGGCAGCAGTACCGTAGTCATTGTTGATGCCGGTAGTAGCACCGGAAGCATCTTCCAAAGCTGGACCGATAAAGCTACCGGTGTTGCCAGGAGATGTTTGACCAGAAGTACCGCCGTACTTGGTGCCGTACTTGCCAAGGAACGGAATGTTCATTGACTTGAAGATCTTGATACCAGCAATCTCGATGATGCCGTTGCCGCCTTGCAGAGCAGAGCCCTGGGCGTCACGGTTCACAAGACCATTAGAACCAACAGCTTGGATCAATTCGTAGTATTGACGTGGGTTCAATACGGCGACTCTCCCGTCACCACTGATACCCTTCTCGTCCATTGCAGCTGCAGCGTCATAGAAAGCGGCAATCAATGCAGAAGAGGAGAATGCATCAGATTCGTTAGTAGAAGCACCAACGCGAATCTGAGTACCGCCCGGCTCAACGAAGTTAGTTGCACTAACAGGTGAGGCAGAACGTGCACCACGTGCAATAGCACGGAAGATCAAACGGTCATACTTTTCTGCGAGGGCATAGCCGATCTTGCGGCTGATCTCCGAACGCAGGTCGTAATGAGAAAGGGTCTCATCAAGGTCATAAACGAACGCTGAACTGATCAGCAGGTCGTCAACCGTGATGGTCTTCTCTGCCACTGGAGGCGCACCATCGGAGTTGCCGAGGATTGCGTTACCAGGGGTGTGATACTCAGCCGTGGTACGACCGGTATAGATGAACTGCAATGACTTGCCGTTCTTAAGTGTACGCTTCATCACCATATCGCGTGCGATTGCGTTATGCTGGAAGCCTTTGAACATCTCACCAGAGAACAACTTCAAATAAAGTGCTCGCTTATCTCCAGAGAGATTTGATTGACCTAGATTAACCAGATTGGTTGTCAGGTCTGTAGACTGATGTGCCATTGTATTAGAGAGTAAATGTATATTCGACTCTCAAAGATCTTTGAGTTATTTAATTGTATATGTGTGGTCTATCCCACCGTCTAGACGGCTAAAGGTATCCTCCGTAGAGGGCTAAAGCCAATTGTGAAGCCGGGACTTGAACCCGGCGGTAAGCCTATTTCTTATTCACAGTTTTGTCGTACTTGTTGCCGCGATAAGTGAGAGTAACAGTCATTGTTAATTCCAATTACCTAGCCCCCGTTCCATGACTAGGCGGCCTGCGTCCTAATGGATGAACGTAAGTACATCAACCAATAGATGGTGCAGTCAGTGCTACCTCAGTGGTAGACGCTGCTGCCAGATCAAGTGGGAAGTTATGAGCATTACGCTCATGCATTACTTCCATTCCAAGTCCCGCACGGTTAAGAATGTCAGCCCAAGTAGGGACAACGTGGTTCCCAGTATCGACAATGGATTGATTAAAGTTGAATCCGTTAAGATTGAAAGCCATAGTGCTAACACCCAGGCTTGTAAACCAAATGCCAAGCACAGGCCATGCAGCCAGGAAAAAGTGGAGACTACGCGAGTTATTAAATGAAGCATATTGAAAGATCAATCGTCCGAAGTAACCATGTGCAGCTACAATGTTGTACGTTTCTTCTTCCTGTCCAAACTTATACCCATAGTTCTGAGATACATTTTCGGTCGTCTCCCTAACCAGGGAACTGGTGACAAGACTGCCATGCATAGCACTGAACAAAGACCCACCAAATACGCCGGCAACACCAAGCATATGGAAAGGATGCATAAGAATATTGTGTTCAGCTTGGAAGACAAACATGTAGTTGAAGGTGCCGGAAATGCCAAGAGGCATCGCATCTGAGAAAGAACCTTGTCCAAAGGGATATACCAAGAAGACAGCACTCGCCGCAGCGACAGGTGCTGAGTAAGCAACAAAGATCCAAGGACGCATACCTAGCCTGTAGCTAAGTTCCCATTCGCGTCCCATGTAAGAGTAGATACCGATAAGGAAGTGAAAGACGACAAGCTGGAATGGTCCACCGTTGTAGAGCCATTCGTCAAGACTTGCTGCTTCCCAGATGGGATAGAAGTGGAGTCCGATTGCATTTGAAGACGGGACAACTGCGCCCGATATAATGTTATTTCCATAAAGGAGCGATCCAGCAACTGGTTCACGAATGCCATCGATGTCTACGGGGGGTGCGCCAACGAAGGCAATGATAAAACAAATTGTAGCTGCAAGCAGCGTGGGAATCATAAGGATTCCGAACCAACCGACATAGAGACGGTTGTTAGTAGAGGTAACCCAGTTACAAAAGAGTTCCCAGTTATTTAGTTTTTGTGGTCTTGTAAGTACAGCGATCATTTTAATTAATAGTTCATGGTTGGGTAAGTATAATTAAGTAAGACCAGTTTAAAGACTTGGCTGTCTAGAGCTAGGGGAGGAATTGCACCTCCCTTATTCTATTTAGCTATTTTTTCTTAGCAGTTTTACCTGCACGTTTGAAGTTAGCAGCAGTGGGAGCACCAGCTGCGCCAGCTTTCCTCATCTTTTCCCCACTACCACCAGCAATGCGTTTGCGCTTGGCGTGGATGTTTGCATAGAGACCAGGTTTAGCCATTACTTCTTAGTTCCTTTCTTAGTTCCTTTCATAGGAGGACGACCTTTTTGTGTACCGTATGTTCCTTTACCTTGTGGCATTACCAGACTCCGGGGATAATTTGACCTGTTAGTGCATAAGCACCTAGTGCGGCGATGACACCTAGCATTGCCAGGCGACCGTTCAGCTTCTCAGCTTTTTCGTTGTGATTCACAGTTACTTCTTCCATGTACATGCGGGGTTCGGTGGGCCAAATTTGTGTATCGTTCATCAGAAGTTATACTTAAGACCCGCCTTTGTTCCATAGCTGGTAGTATCACCAGTCAAGAAAGACACCTCTCCATAGACAGAGAGTGCATCATTAATTCCGTACGAACCACCTGCTTTACCAGAGAGTTCTACATCACCATCAGCATTATCTGGTGCCAACAGTGCTGGACCACCTTGGACATACCAGTTGTCACCTTCGTAACCAACGTGTACATCTGTCGCGGAGCCGGTGTAATCAGAGCCAGCGAAACCAGAGTTGGTTTCCACGTTGGCGTATGGACCTGCAAGTACAGGGGCAGCAGCGAACAGTGCTGCAGGGAGGATAGCAAGAATTTTCATTGTAGTTTATTTAAAAAAGAATAAGTATGTTGTGTTCGATTACCATGAACGCCCCAGCCTAACCAGTAGTATGCAGCATTCATATAGTAAGGGACTGTCTGATGATTAGTCAGAAATGAGCTAAGGTCATCCCTAAATCTTAGCTCATGTATCATGTAAGCTGTTTGACATTTTATAGAACTAGGGTCAGCTTTCCGTTCAGCACAGAAAGTACCTAGTCCATCATAACGATGCTTAGATGTCCATTGAATTAAACCATAGCCACCATTAAGACACCTGTCATAGGGAATGATGGTACCGCCTTCACAGACGTTAGGTTTAAACGTTGACTCCTGATAGATGTTACCCATGATAACAGCAAGTGCAGTTCGATCTGTTACACCCGCAGAAGTCTGTAGTTGTTCTAGAACGTACTGCTCTTGTACAGTACATTGTGGGCAGTCAATCATTAGAAACCAAGGTCAGAGTTTTCAAGTTT